ATACATTATCTTTTAAATCGTTAACGTCTTTACGTAAATTATCTATGCTTTTAATTAATCTATTCATTCTTTCAGCACAAAGTTTTTCGTGAGCTGAAAGTCTTACACCTGTTGCGTAATCTGTATATTGTTTTGATGTAATTTTTTTTCTAGGCATTACACAACGTATCTAATTATAATGATACCACTACCACCATTTCCACCAGTACCTGAAGAATGGCTCCAGCCACCTCCACCACCAGAACCAGTATTAGCTACTCCAGCAGTTCCATTTGATCCAGTATGTGAACCACCAATATTATTTGTTCTATTTACGTAACTAGGATTTCCAGTACCACCTTGTCCACCAGCCGCATAATATGCGTTTGAACCAGAAATATCATATTGTTTTCCATCACCACCATAAGTACACGCTGGTTGAGCAGTAGATGTTGGATAACCACCAGCACCACCGCCACCCCAAGCAGTTTGAGGAATATTATCACCTCCACCGCCTTGATTACCAAAGCCAGTTGAATTGTAAGTGTTTACTCCATCAGAAGTATTTGCTGGTTGCGTTGCAGCACCTGCGGTATTAGCGGCATCATAATAGTCTGTACCACCACCACCAGAGCCACCAGAACTAGATGAATAAGAGCTGGTATCTTCTGTTGCACCACCATAACCACCGCCTAAAGCAGTTAATGTTCTTGATCCATTTGTAAATATTGTGTTTTCTCCAGCAGTTCCAACATCAGTAGAATCACCAATACCACCATTACCAATAGTACAAGTCCAAGTACCACTAACAAGGTTGTAAGATGGAATATAAATTAATCCACCAGCACCTCCACCTCCCCCAGTACCAGCACCACCCGCACCACCACCAGCGACAATTAAAATTGAAACCGCATTATCTATTGGATATACAAGAGAACCACTAGATGTAAATGTATGTACTCTATAATTTACTCCACCACTTGAATAAGTAGAGATAGTTCCACCAGTAGGTTGATCTCCTACAACAATATTAAATGCTCTATCAGTTGTGTTTGTACCAGAGGTTGCTCTTATCGTAAAATTTGAGGTTTCACTACCAGAAACAGAAGGTGCAGTTCCAGTTATAACACCACCAGAACTTATACTTAATCCAGTTGGCAATGAACCAGATTGAACAGCAAAAGTTATTGCATCACTTTCTGGATCGGTTGCTACAATGCTAGTATTGACTGAAGAACCCTCAAAAGTATTTAAGATGTTTCCTGAAGCAGTCGTATAGATTGGTTTAGCGTCTATATTAAAAGCATTATTTAAAATACCAGTAAGTCCACCAGCAGATATTACTTGAATTTTATAAGGTTCTTTAGTTGCATCTATAGTTGATGTTACTCTAGCTGAAATTTGTGTATCACTATTTATTGTAGTTGTTGGTGATGTAAATTCTGTATCATCATTAGCAATAAATTTTACAGTATCCCCAGAAGAAAAATTATTACCAGTAATAACTAAATCAAAACCAGCATCTATTTGAGCTTGTGTAATATTTGTATTATTAACAGAAGAAACTATTGGAGAAACTTCTATAGAAACAAAACCACTAGCATTTCTTCCTTCAAACTTTCCAGTAGTAGAATTAAATCTAAATTGACCAGTAGTTGAACCTCTTTGTGCTGTAGTACCACTTGCTAATTTAGTACCTTCTGTACCAGTATCAACTATATTTTCAAATTTGAAATCTGCAATATCTCTAGCTTTAGTCATAGGATTAAACTCCTACAAGTATGTTTGCTTCTTCTTCGGTAAGTTTTTCTCCTGCAATAAGTTTAGCTTTAGCACTAGCTTTTAAAGTTTCTTTTTCAACAGCTAATGGGTGTAAACCATCTTCATTAGGTTTTGTTTTTGTTGAAAATTCAATTTCTTTTTTATTTAAAGGTGCAGTAAAGTTTTCATCAACTTCAACTTCTGTACCTTGAATGTCGCCTAATTTAACTACTAAGTTTTTCATATTTTCTCCTTATGCTTTAATTCCATATACTGATACTGTTCCAAGTGCTTGAAAGTTAGTAGTACTTTCTAAAAACAATTTAAAACCAGAATAAGCAGTATTTGTTGTATTGTGCCATAGATTTCCTCTAAGAGATATTTGGTAAGAATTGTGATACATATACCCCGATACGAACACTATATTTCCACCTTTAGCACTTGTACTCTTATGATTATGGTATGGGTCATACAAAGTTAATTCCCAATTATTCATACCAGACCAAGTTCCACTATCGCCAATAGCACCCCAACCAGTTATTCTATACTGACTTGCACCAGTATATGCGTCAGAAGCTTGACTTCTGTTATTATTACTATCTTCTCTGTAAGTTATATCGTGCATACCATTATAATTAGCTGTGCTGTCTTCTGTTGAACCTGAAGTTAGCCACCTAAAATACAAATTTTGATTACTACTACTTGATGCAACACCATTTACAAAAACTTTGTAAATGTCATAGTCAGCAGAAAATACATCTTGAAAAGATACTGAAGCTGTTGAAGTTAAATCTGTTCTTCCAAGTTTTACCCAGTCAGAAGATATTGTTCCAAACTCAAGAGCCGAAGCACCTGAATTAACTTTTACTACTTGTCCAGCAGAACCTAAAGATAAACCAGCATTCCATATACCACCAGAACCTGCGGAAAAAATATTCCAGTGAGCTGTGCTTGTTGGAAGGTTTCCTGTTGTTGATTGTTTTGCAATATAAGCACTGCCTGTAGATGAGTAATAAACTACATCATTTTTGACGTATGCAGTCGAACCATCATAGTCGCCTTTATGTGTAAATGCCAGATTACCTATGTTAATTGTAGCCATATATCTCCTTTTTATATATTATATTAAAATTCTTAATACGCACATTATACTGTTGCAATTAAGTCCCCATTACTTAATGAGAATGTAAATCCAGATGCTGCAAATATTACATCATCAAATCCTGCATATGTACTTGCAGAAATATCGTCTTGTCCTTGATTAGTTGTTGTTACTTGTAAAGTATTATTAAATGGTGCAGGTGTATTTGCTTGTCCACCCATACCAGAATGAACATTACAATAGTAGTACAAAGTAGGAGCATTTGTAGCTACTACTATTTGTACTCTAGTTGATGAAACTACAGTTACTCCAGTAGTATAAGGAGTTGAGTTATTACTATCTGTAGAAAATCTTAATGGGTGAGCTGATGGGTGATCAAAAATATATGTATTACCTTCTTCTAATTCTAAAGTTTTTTGTTGTGTACCCATTATAAAATATTTATTAGATCCACCTACTGATTGTACAGCTACATTGTAATAAATTGTAGAAGCTGTAAATGAAGAATTAAATCCATATACTTCTGCTGAAGATGCATTTGCAAATTCTAATGCATTAGCAGCTGCGTTTACAACAAGAGCTTGTCCTGCTGATCCAAGTGTTCCAATGCCAGTACCACCTCTGGCTGTTGGTAGTATTCCAGATGTAATTGAACTTGCTGCTATAGATGCAACATTAAATGTTCCAAATCCAACAATGTCTACTACGTCACCATTTGTTAAAGCAGAAGCAAATACTACTGAGTTACCAGAAGTAATTGTAATATCTGAGCTTGACATACGAACACCATTAACAAACACATCAGCAAATCCTGCATCATATGCAAGTGTATTGCCATTTGCGTCAGCTCCAGAAACTGTAGTTGGAGTGCCTGTTATATTGTATGTAAATCTAGCAGAAGTACCATTAATAGTAGATCCTGCTGAACTCCAGCCAGAAGATTTATAAACTTTTAATTCATTTTGAGTTGTATCAAAATATAAATCTCCTAGATCTAATGAAGTAGTTGGTGCCGAAGATGCTACTCTATATTTTTCTGCAAAAGATGTAGCTCCTGTTAATGCATTTGTGCTAATTGCTGTACCTACAAGATTAACATTTGTTATATTTGTAGAAACTGTATCAATAGCAGTTTGTTGTGAGCTAGTAGGTGTTAGTTGTTTCCATTGTGTATTACCTAAATCATACACTTTCATTACATTGTCTGTAGTGTTAAAATATAAAGCACCATCTGCAAGTGCATCACCATCATTATCTACACTAGGATCACTAGCTTTAGATCCTAAGAAATCATCATCAAATGTATCTAGTGCTGCTTCAGCTGCATTCTTAGCATTTTCTGCTGATGTTGCCGAAGACGCTGCTGCTGTTGCTGAATTAGCTGCATTTGTTGCCGAAGTAGATGCATTAGATTCTGCTGTAAGCAATCCAGATGCATCAACAGAAAACTCTAAACCTGTACCTCCAGCGTTTGCAGATAATATTTTACCTGCAACCATATCTGGAAACGTAAGGTTAAATGAAGAAGAAGAAGTAGTATTAACTCTTGGAGATAATTTTAAATCTCTTTCAAGTTGTTGAGCCATAGCTATAATTTTATCTAGCTCAGTATTTAAAGAATCAATTTGAAAAGCTCCAGAAGTAGGAAAGTCTGTAGTTCTTTCTATAGCTACTTCTCTAACTATTGTAATAACATCATTAACTGTAGCTCCAGGACTACCAAGTGTAATAGATCCACCACCAGATACACCAGCTCCTGTAACAGAATATTGTGTTGCATTACTTGGTGATGCATTAAAACTTAATTGTGAAGTACCATTAAATACTTGTAAATCAGCATTTGCAAAAAATGCAAAAGGAACAGTAAAGCTAGTCTGCCCTGCTGTTGCTGTATATTGTATACGTGGTTCTGTATCAGAAATTGTAATTGCCATTATCGAAGTCCTTTTTCTATGTCGTCAAACAACCAATCCAGATACCATACGTTCTGAAATGGAATTAATCTACGCACATTACGTGCTGTATAATGATTATATTTGTTACCACCTACATCATACATAATATCAAATATGTTATATATTTGTGATGCTGATGGACCAAGTAAACCTACTTTAGATTTCATAGAAGATCCATATGGTTTACCTTCTCCTAATAATGGTCTAAGACCAATTCTATTATCTGTTAATGCTTCTATAGATCTATTTACATCTACATAAATACCACCAAGTCCAGATCTATCAAAAGCAGCTAATAGTTTTTCAGTTAATGATTTTTTAGAATAATCTTTACCAAATCTTAATTCTGTATAAACAGCATCTACTAACATACCTGTACCCATTAGTAATATAGATCCAAATAAAAAATCCATATCTCGTTCCTGCATACCTCTTAACAACATACGTTGTGTTGCAGCCATAGCAAATTTTTTGAATTGTACTATTGTACTTGCAAGTTCATAGTTCATAAATAATGGAGTATCTCCTTTACCTGGAGTTACGATTGTTATATTTATATCTTTATTAAGTGCTGCACCAAATGCTTGTTTGGCTGCATCATCAGTCCACTCAGCACTATTAGCCATAAAATTATATTCTAATTTAGTTCCATGTAATTCAAACTCTCTAGCTATTTTTTTAGCCATCTGTTCATCAATACCAGATGATGCTAGTTTAGTTTTATTTTTATCTGATAATGTACCTTTACCCCATTTTACAGAGTCTTCTAATATTCTAGAACCTATAGTTACAGATGCAGCACTTTTCATAAACTCAGTCCATCTAGACATTAAGTTAACATACATAAAGTTAAAGTTTGCTGCTTTACCCATCATACCTTCAATCTTAGAAGTCATACCAAACATATCTCCTATGTCAGAAAATAACATAGCTCTTTGACCTGTAATCATATCTACAGCTTCAGCAAAAGATTGTGCTTCTTTTTTACCAGATTTAAGTATACCTAATTGTTTATTACCTAACATATCTGCCCACATTTCAAATTGAGTTTTAAATCCTCTTTGAATACCAGATGTCATAGTAATTCTTGCAACGTCTGCTGTTGCTGCAAAGAATCCTGTAAGCATAGTAAGAGCATTATAATGTTTCATTGCTCTCATACCTCTAGAAGTCCAATGGTGAGGATCTGCTGGTAAACCATAAGTTCCTCTAACAAGCTCTACAGCTGCTTCCATGTCTTCTAATACTTTATTTCTTTCAGCTATAATTTTAGCTTTTTGTTGTTTACCAGATGCTTTGAATGCTTTTACATTATATTCTTGTGCTATTTGATATAATCCAGGAAAAGTCATAGACTCAGCTTCATCTATATATTTATAACCAAGAGCATTAGGATCACCATATTTTTTAGTAAATAATATATCTGGAGTAACTTGTCTGTAATATGTTTTCATTAGAGAAAATATATCTCCAACAATAAAATCATTATCTAATAATTTAATTTGTGTTTCTGGTAAAAGATTTAATTCTCTAGATCTTGTAGCTCTAGCATATCTAGGTCTATTAAATGCATATCTTTCATATAATAAATCATCTATATTATCTGTGTATTTAGTTTTTTCAAATCTAACGAATGGAAAATGAGATGCAAGATCATCTACAAGAGTATTTAATTTTTTTTCATTAATGTATTTACCTTGTTTTTGTAAATCTTCTCTTATAATATTTTTAAATAAACCTTTATTTTTATCTATATTTGTTTTGTTATAAATAATATTAATATAGTCTTCTACTAATTTATTAGAATATTTTAATCTATCTTCTAATTTAGCAATTTTATTTCTAATTTCAGTTATCGAGTATGATGATGTACTACCATCTACTTTAGATTTAAATGATTTAGTTTTTTCACCTTTCTTAATCATAACATCTAATGTACCTTTCCAAAAATTTAATTCTCTTTCTATAGGTAATCTTCTAATACCAAGTTCTTGCATTTCTTTACCAATAGGTTTGTAAACTTTTTCATCAGATATTCTTGCAGCTGCTGCTACTTCTGGTACATCATGCTGCATCTTCATTAATCTTGTTTTAGTTACTTCTCTAGAAAACTCAGCAAGACTCATAAACTCTCCACTTAAATTATGTAAGTTGATACCGAGTTCTGTTTTTAAAGTTTTACCTTGTACTCTATTTACATAAAGCTGGTATTGTTCTTTAATACCTTTCATAGCTTCTATATTACCTACTTCTCTCATACGTAGTTGTGTTTCAATAGATGCATTAGTAGATTGAAAACCATATTCTTTTGTATTTTTTAATTTAAGAAGTGGTGTATCTAATATATCTGCAATCATAGTTCTTGCAGTTTTAGAATTAGCTTTAGTTAATCTAAATACATTTGTCCAAGGACCATCTTCTCCAAACTTACCAAGATTACTTTTAATAAATCTTTCACCTACAAATTCTTCTTTAGGTGTAAGTTTTATAGAGCTTGATGTTTCATTAGCAGCAGCTCCAAGTGAATTAACAGATGGTCTTTTATTAGGATCTATAAATTTACCATCTTCATATATTTGTTGTGTAATTTGTTTAGGTGGTACATTTAAACTTTTATCTGCATTAATTACATTTTGTTGTACATTTGCAGGTACAGATCCTTTAGCCATTTTATTTAATATAAATGGTAAACCATAACCACCTGCTGCAACAAATGGCACATATGAATCTGGTCTTGTAGGTTGTAATTGTTGTTTAGCTATTTCTTCTGCTGTAAATGCAGTACCAAATATTTTTGCACTTTGACCAGCTTTAGTAAATAACAAAGCTGTAGAAGGATCTAAGAAAGCTCCAGTAATTCTACCTAAATGATACCAAGGACTAGCATAATTATGTTCAGCTTGTTTTGTAATTTTATCTATAATAGCTGTAGACTCAGCTGCACTTTTACTAAACATAAATAAATCATAATAATCTTCATATGGTCTAAGTTGTGGATCTTGTTTTGGATTATAATTTTCATCTGCTGGAAAGTCTTGATGATTCATTAAATAATCTATAGCAATAGCTGGTAGATTTTCGTCCATAAAACCTGTACCAAAATCACTAAATTTAAATTGTACAGGTTCAATAGATTCTTTTATTCGTTCTTCAGCATCTGAAGGTGTAAAAGGATAAGCTGTCATCTAATCTTTCCAAGTTTACCACCATAAGAATTTATACCTAAATCATATCCTTCCATAATCATAGCATCTAAAAATTGTTGATTGCCTGGTGGGTAATATTTATTAAATGCTTCTGATCCCATTTCATGTTCAATCATAAATTTAATAAGATCAAACATTTGATTGTTATCAAAAAAGTTTACAACATCATCTCTAGTCATATTTGTTTTTTCTTCTAAAGCTGTAAGATAAATAGAGGTATCTTCAGCATATACTGATAATATTTCTTCTATTGTAGGTTGATTACCATATCTTTTAGTTGTGTTATTATTTATTAAAGTAGAATTATTAATCATAACTCTTACACCAGCTCTAATAGAGTCCACAGGGCTAGAAAATATTGCTGCTTGATTACCTGTGGATATATCAGTCATTTCGCCATTCCATGCAGTATCAGTTTTCATAACTGCCATATAATTATTTGTTCTCATAGGTAATGGTATAGATTTATTTTCATAATTACTATATGCCCATTGTTTAAATTTAAGACTTAAATTAGTTCTTGTATATTCTGTTTCATGTGGTGGAAATGCAGATTCTAATTTTTTATCAGTAGTAGTTAATTTTTTATTAGCTTCTATTTCTGCATCTCTAGATAAATGTTTACTTATTTCATTATTTATTTTAGCACCTTCATCATAATATGGTTTTAAATCTGCATCTATTCCTAATGCTTTAAATATAAATGCAAAAGGTCTTACTTCTGATGGTACATCATTAAGTAATGGTATATCTGGATAAAACTTATAATCACTAGCTTCTATACCTAGTTTAATAGTTTTATATATAACACCTTTAGCAAAATCTTCATAAGGTCTACCATCTAATAAATGACCATATGTTTGTTCAAACATTTTGTATTTTTTTTCTGCAAGATTATTTATCAATGTTCCTCTAGTTGCATTTTTATTTTGTATTTTTGACATACCTGCAAAACCTGTAGGATCAAAATAATTTGTACCTTCTGTAAGATTAATTGTATATCCATCATGATTTATTTTAAGATGATAGTTTGGAGTACCTGCATTGTTATAAGTTCCTGTAGGTTCTATAACAATACCTTTCATATTTTCATCTATTGCAATTTTAACTATATCTACAATATTATTTGCTTCTAATTTTGTTTTACCAATTATAGGTAAACCTTTATTTATATTAATACCAAATCTTTCTTTTTTTTCTTCTTCTGAAAGAGTTTGATCTAAAAAATTAGCTTGTGCTATTATAGAGTTTTCTAAACCTT